TGTTGTCCTTGATATACAACATCACAAATTGTCTGCGGAAACCCAGGCGACTTAACTCTGTTGAGTACCACCTGAGCAACTGCAACTTGGCCAGCAGTGCTTTCATTCCTGGCCTCGTGGTAGATATTCAAAGCCATGCACTTCAAGTCCTCTGACTTGATGAGTGTCACAGCACTCTGCACCGACCAAACTGTGAAGATAAGTATTGGTACTAGCAGTATTGTTTTGAGTAGCGTACCTATAAGCCATTATTTATTTGGGTTTAGGATACTTATCCTTTACTGCTTTAATCTTAGCTTTCCACCCATCCATATCGTGATATATCTGGTCTAGCTGTTCTGGGATTGGGTCGTAGGCTTCGGCTCGGTCACGTTGGTACTTTTTAGCGTCATACTCAGCTTTTAGTTCTGCAATTTTGTCGTTTATTTGTTTATCAGTTGGTGGTGTTGTACCTTCTACTAAATTAATCTTACCTATCGGCCCATCTGTTGGACCACCAATAAAGTTATCAGTACCTACTAATTCAATAACTGCTTCAGCGTATGTAATCATTAAGCATCTCCTAATCGTATAAAGTTCATACCTGTGGCAGTGGCAGTGCCTCCTTTTGTGTCAACTGAAGAATTATCCACGTTTATTTCAAACCGAACTTTATAATTTGAAACATCACTTACTGTAAAAAGGACTGAAGTAAAAGCACCACCTGCAGTATAATCACCACTTGTTTGTTGAATATGATACCTGTTACTTGAAGCTTCAACCCAAGTCGAATTATTATGTGTAGTTTTAATATATATAATATTTCTTCGTGAATCCCCGTTAATTTCTGCATACGATTGAAATGTTATAAACCACAATCCTGTTACTGGAAAAGTAAAAACCCCAGATGATTGGGTCAAAGCACTACCTTTTCTAGTATAACCGTCAACTACTGCCTCTGCTAAATTAGAAGAAATTGGAGCAGCACTACCAGTCAAATTACTTGTTAAACGCCACGTTGATGCGTGAGTAACTCCACTAGAGGGTATAGCCTCAAAAGCAGGAGCAGATCCAGTACCAGTAGAAGTAAGTACATGACCATCCGTTCCTAGATGAGCTAACTTATCCAAAGTAATCGCATCATCTGCTATTCTTGCTGTAGGAAAAGTCCCAGATACTATAGAACCAGCTTGTCCGTGTGCTAGTGTTGTCGCTTTAGTTGTTGCCATAGTTTATTTAGGTTTAGGGTATTTTGCTTTGACTGCAGTACGTTTTTCTATGATCGCTTGCTTGTCTTCTTCATCGTACAATGCAACGACTAGCTCTTGGATTGAGGGGTATTCTGTCAAGCGGTCACGTTGGTATTGTTTGGAATCGTAATCATCTTGAAGCTCTTTTAATTTTTTTTGTGCTTCTTCTTCAGTTGGTGGTGTTTGACCATCATGGAATGTATATTTTGCCAGATCAGCACTACCAGTAATTCGGCCTCCCACCAATTCAAGAACTGCCTCAAATAAATTTGGTTTCATATCATCCTGCAATTTCTTGTAATGTTAATACAATTATAGAACTTGAACCCCACCCTAAATAAGTAGTTCCAGAACTATGACATTTAAAAGAAAGGCTGTAAGTCTTTTGAGTTATAGAATTTTCGGCAAGAGGATCTTCATAAGTCGCAGTAGTATGCATCCATTTGGATTGTCCTGAGGCTTGTGCTATACCAAAAGATTTTCCACTTAAATTATAGGTTTCAGTAACATCTGAAGCATTTTTATAAATATCATAAATACTATAATCACCACTAGAATAATGACCAAAACTAGCTGTTATTAAAATACTAGAACTAGCAAATCTTGGAGTTATTGTAGTATCCATTCCCGTTACTCTATTATCCCAGCTTGTGCTTGTAGTACTACCTTGTTCTCCACTCTGTTTAAATACAGTTTGTATTACATGACCAGTAGGAAAAGTCGAATCACTATGAATAGTGTTTTTCATAGTACCAGTAGTAACAGTACCCAACCTAGTAATGTTATCCTGAACTGTGTTACCTAAAGTTCCAGTAGTTATATCACTAGCATCTAACCCTGACCCAGCTTGTGCACCAAGGTTCGCCATGTCTCTTGCCCTACTCATTTTCCTCCGTCTGGTTTAGTGGGGAATACTATTTTACTAGGATCACTATTTGATGCAGGAAGATCACGCAAATCTTGTCTGAATTTTTTCCAATCGTCAGTCATGTTTACATCTGTTCCTGCCATCCAATCGGTTTCTTCTAAAAGTTTATTTCTTTGTTTTCTTATTTCATTAAAACCTTCAGCTTTATTTACCTCATTTTTTATTGCAATTAGTTCTGATTCAGTTGGCTGTTTCCCAATAGAATTATTCCATTTGACTATCTTAGTTTTTCCGTCACCACTTGTAGCTACTGACCAATCAGTTTCAGGTATACTATCTGGGAAAAGATACTGGATACATGATGCTGTGTTTTTTGGTAAACTCATAAATTTTCCCCTATATAAAATCCGCTAAACCGACCATTACTTATTTCTCTATTAGAACCATAATTGTGCCTAACATGACAAGAAACATAATCATCAGCATCTAAGGCTATAGTCCCTGATAACGCATAGGATGCCTTTTCAGTAAGTGGCATGTAGTGTCGCATAAAGGCAATTGTGTCGGTGGTATTAGTAACATCTACGGCTCCGTTCCTTGATATATACACAAAAAAGTAATCTCCTGATCCTAAATCTTCACCAAGGAGAAAAAAACAAGAGAAAAAATAGTATCCTGGGTGAGTTGGTGTAAATCTCCCTGTTGATTGTGAAAATTTATCAAAAGGATCTGCTTTGTTTGTTGCTGTGCCTACTCCACCACTTTCAAAAGTCCACCCACAACCGCTTCCCATTTCCGTAGTGGTAGTGGTGGCTACATCGATAGCTGTAGTCATGTGAGCATTAAAACTGAAATTATTAGTTTTGATGAACGCCTTAGAGGTGCTAACACCACTAGCTAATCGGGATACAGATAAAGCAGGATGTTTGTCTGTCGAATCGACTAAAGCAGAGTCTTTAACTATTATTCCATCAATTTCTACTCCGTGTGCTGATGTCTTTTCCTGAATGTCATCTGTTTTTAACGCAGTAGCATCAATAGTAACTTTATCAGTACCACCTATTTTTACATCTATCTGATCATCAGTATCAGCAGTAATACTTGTGTCACCATCTGCATCAAGAACTAACTCTGAACCATTAACATCTACACCAGTTATTGGGCCTGTAAAAGTCCCACCACCAGCAGGGACAAAGTTAGCATTATCCAAAGCACCTATGACCTGGATATGCACTATGTCACTGGCAGTAGCACCCGAGCTTAGTGTAACCTTGTTCGTAGTATTAAGATTATAGTCAGTGGAATCCAGCAAAACACCATTAAGAAAAACATTGACTATATCCGACGCTACGTTATTTGCATTAAACTCAGTTTGCCCACCGCTAGCAGTATAGTTATAAGTAGTAAGCGTGTTAGAAGAGTTACTCACATAGCCTATGCACTCAACCACGTCGGCTGCTACCAGAGCAACTCCCGTAGCCAAGACAATGTTACTGCCCTGGCCTGTGCCTGTGTAAGTATAGTCATGGGTAGACCCACCCATTTCAGGATGGTTTCCTACCAGCTTAACTCCGTTCAAGTAGACATCAACACGGCCTGCATTGTAGCTAACATTCAACGTAGGGTTGGTGCTAGTCAGCCCAGTATATATCCGTCTGTCTATGCCTACATTATCTAAGGTGAACCCAATGTATCCACCTTCAACAATGCTAGATCCTACACTCATGAAATCTCCAGTACGCTAAGAAATGCGTTAAGTACGTCCTCGGTATTACATTGTATTTTTACGATGTCACCAGTTTCCATCACGATCTTGTTGCCACGCATGACTTCAAGTGCTGTGTTTTTAGGTATGCTGACATCCTTGAGAAATATAATATCCGTACCACTACCGCCATTGCTATCATCGTGCAAAGTAACTGTGGCCGTAATATCACTTGCACCTTTGTTAGTCAGCGTCATGCCAATCAGAATTGACGTAGTAGCTCCGGGTGCTGTGTATACAGTCTGGGCCGACGAGTGATCTACCTCTTTTGCCCAAGCATTTTTAAATGTGTTTGCCATGTGTTATCCTAGTGCAAGTGCCATTACAGTAGCCTGACCAATTTCAGCCAAGCAGTCATTTATTTCTTTTGCTCTAACAAGAGTACCCATCCCGCTGTACGTCACATTAACTGAGCTAGAGCCGTAAGTGCTGTGCAATAGTATAAACGCTCTGTCATAGTCCACAAAGAACTTAGTATTTGCATCTATACTACCAATAGCACCGACCAATGTCAAGCCAGAAATTGCGGGTGCAGCGTTCCCACCACTAAAGCTCGCTGTAGCAGGACGTTCATTAAGATACCCTATCTTGTAGTTCGTACCACCCTGAGCAGCTAGCGTACTGAGACTTACAGCCTCATTGCTTATGCTGTTCAACTGGTACGTACTGCCATCAATATCAAGCCTGAGATCGACCTGAGTGCTAATACGTGTAGTAGGATTAGGTACTGCCATTCGTTATCTCAGTCTAAGGTAAACTTAAGCTCACCAATATTAAACTTGGGAGCAGGGTCACCATTGTTAATAGTCTTAGAGTTGGTCAGTGTGCCGTGGAGGATAAGGTTTCCGCTACTAGACGCATCGTACAACCCAAACCCCACAACAACACCCCAGTTAGCATTAGGTGTATTAAACGTAATAACCTTAGCGTTACTAACTACGTTGCCAGCCCGTGTCCAGTTAGCAGAACCCCTAGCCGTGTTGTTATTACTCCTAGCATAGTTACCGCCCGATACTGCTGTACCACCAGACCCAGCATCGTTGACTGCTACAGTAAATAGTTCAATCCAGTACCCAGAAGCAGGTGTATAGTTACCAGCTCCGTCTGCGTCGAACAGATGATCTATGAGCTTCTGCTCAAGATAGTCACTCATTGCACTCATTTTGACTTCCTTTTAATAAAGTTTTTCCTGAGTTTATCAAACTCTAAATACGCGCTACCATCAAACGAGCCTGCCTGGGTAGCGAGTGTGTTAAACAAGTTGGATACTTTAGTCCAACCCTTCTTGGTCATATCCCAATCGTCTTGAGTAGCGTACAGCTGTAACCATCGTTCGTACAGCAACTGCCCTCTATCTTCTGGTAGTTTATCACCATCAAATATGTTACGCCAAACCTTCCACGGACCTATAACTGAGTACGCATCCATCATTTCAACCTTACTAGCTTTGGCAATATCCTTAATAGTCTTGTCCATCTGCCAGTATGTTACCAAACTACTATGATAGTTAGTCAACCTCTTAACTGCTTCTGATCGTAAGTTCTCTTTACCTTCCCAATTATACCCATTTAGCTTGGCAATACCCTTTGTAAGTATGTCCGTAGTTTTAAACAGTTCTTTGGTGCTACGAATATCTGGGAGCTTCATCTCTTTTAACATATCAATCTTAGCAGGTCGGATCTTGTCTTCGATTGCCCTGTCAAAGTTACGCTTAGAGATTCTATCTACCTTATACATCCTATCACGCATAGCTATGTTAGGTGTAGTATACCCTAAGAACTTATTGATAGCTGGCACATCCTTAGCAAAAGTATGAATCAAGGATTGAGGTTCATCGTTAGTCCACCCAAACAACTTAGGCAATGCCCTTACAGTATCAGTTGTTGTGCTACTAGCAAAGTACGCATTTACAGCAGCTTGCATACGAGCAGGTGATGCTAAAAAACTTGCACCTCGACCTTCTCCAAAGATAGCAGAGTTCATATCACCAACAAACTCACCAGCAACTTCAAATGCAGGCTCAGTTACATTACCATACCCACGCTCTGACTTAGTTAAGATGTCATTCTTTTCTCTTTCAGGTGTGGTAGGCTCACCAAGGTAAACTTTGCCAGCATTAAATGCCATACGCTTTGTGTTGCCCATATAAATCGCAAAAATGTCACCAGCACTAGGTACGTATGACTGTAGCTCGGCAGGGGTAGATGCTATTATTAAGTCCACAACATCACTAATCTGCGCTTCTGTATATATAGTAGGCTCTCTACCAGCCATCTTGTCGTAGTAATAATCCTGTGTCATCAAGGTAATGTACTTTGCCGTAGCTGCAATAGGGTTCATAGCATCCTTAACCCGTATGCCATAATGCCGTACTTCTCCTGTGTGCGGATCACGATCTTTTTCACCAATAAACATAAGACTTGTATAGATCCTATCTTCCATGCTACGATCTTGCTCTGCGCCTGGAGCCACTTGCTCATTAATTGCACGCATAGCTCCGTACCCCAAAGCAAGCTGAGACATAATCCTGCCAGTACGCTTGCCACCTGTTTGCTTATAATCCTGCACAACAAACTTTACAGTAGTATCTGTGGCACTAATACCTGGCACCAAGAACGGCACAAATGACTTTAACTGCTTAGTCCACAACCCAGCCTTTGAGTAGTTTAGTCTTGCATTTACAGAAGCAGCTGCCTGCTCTGGTGTCATGCCATTAGCCTTGAGCAGTTGGTACTCAGTAAGCCTGCCACCCATCTCCATAGCGTGCGAGTATTCTGCCATAGCCTGAAATGCACTAATGGTATTCTTCATCGTCACATTAGTCAGCCGTTTAGCAGGTTCTGCTATGCCAGCAAGTTGGTCAGGTGTTTCCCACCCTGTTCGGCCCCTGACACTACGATCAAGCAAGTCTTGTATAGCTGCATTGTTTGCCAAAGTGACAGCACTACCACCTACTTTAATAAACTCTTCATACTCTGGGCCTAGTGTCTTCACGGCCTTGACATTGCTGGCAAATGAGCTTACACCATTCTCTTTGTCACCCTTAAAGAACTTTAAGCCAGTACGATATACACTTGTGTACGCAGATAGCTTTCCTACTGCTGCTGGAGACGGATGAAACTCAGGGTGGCTAGTTACAATATGCAAAAAGTCAGGCATGATCTGAGTAAGTGCAAACACTGGACTACTAGAAATCAGCAATCTATCTAGGTTAGCACCACTAGCCCATGCAACAAACCTGCGTAGTCCAACGTCGGATGTCTGGTCAGCTGCGTTCTGCAACAATCCCTGCTCTACCATCATAGCAGTCTTTGGCTCTACAAACACTCGCTTGCGTTTACCATCCTCGAAATACTCAATAGGCAACCAGTCAGGCTGTTCTTGTACTCTGCTAAACGTGTTGGTCTTGACGTTTTCATCAGCATACTTACCCATTGCCATGGCTACTCTGTTAGTAGCTACAGCACTGTTGACACGAGCCAAGTGAGCTTGTATTAAAAAAGGCATATCAATTAACCTGCCTTTAGCGTCTATCTCCTTAGACAACCTGTCAAGTATATTCTTGTTAGCATCGATCATTCTAGGTGTGCCACCACCCGTGGCCCTAAGCATCGCACGTACCATTTTCTGTGGAGCGTACGCAAATCCCTGAACCTCCTTATACACTTTGTCAGTAACCATGCCATGCTCGTAAGCATAGTCCAGGGTATCGTCAAACAGCTTTTTAACTGTATGAAAATGCTCAAGCATTACCTTAGATCCACCAGTAAACCCAGGGATCTCACCATTGTCAGCTTTCTTTAGTATACCATCCGCCAACAGCAACAACTCATCCTGAGCCATGCTGGTTTTAAACGGAGCTTGCCTAGCAGCTTTACGCTGTTTAAATGCTTTCTGTACTACTGCATCGTAGAAGTCGCTAAACGCATTAGTATACTCTGGACTCCAATCCTTAATGCCAATGGCTTTGTCTAGTGTGTTCCAAGCCAAGTGGGTTTTGGACGTAGCTCCGTACCTAAGATTGATAGCATCAGCTACATCATGAAATCCTTCCTTGCGTAGCCTGCCCTCTGTAAACCCAAATGAGTCAACTACACCAGCATACAACGTTTCCCACAAAGACGTGCCTCGTGTCTTGCGCTCTAACTCGAGTTGCTTGTCATGCTCAAACCTGCGATCCTCGGCTTTCTGCATAACATCGCTACCTTCTGCCCTGGTCTCAAATGTCTTCCTAAGCGGGATAGCTTTAGCATACAAAGCAGCTACTTCTGGCCTTTTGCCAAGGGTGTCTTTGTACTCTTTAAGGATCTCTTTAGGCACACGAACACCACGGGCCAGCTTTTGGGATACTGCATCCATGTGCTTCATACGTATGTTCTCATACGTGCTGTCACCCTCAAGCAACCCAGTTAATGCAGGATCTGAAACATTCTCTCCACCCAGCAATGCTACGGCCTCTTGCAAAGTTAAGTCTTCTAACTTGAGCATCTTCTTTTTCATCCCTTTGGTCTTGGGATGTGGAACCATAGTATAACCTATGTACCCTTTCTTGTCCTTGTAAAAATACGTTGCTCCTGGCTCAAGCTCTTTCAGCAGAGTTACTTCCCTAGCTGGCAGATCACCTACATTGTCTAAGTAGCGATTGTTTGGATCGTAATCTCGTAGTCCAACATAGTCAGGATTGGCCTCCATAAACTTGTTGTTTTCCTGCACAATGGCATCAGTCATGCCACTCCAATACTTAACAAACTCCCCTCGCTTCATACCACGAAGTTCCTGCATCTCAGCAAGGGTAGCATACAACTGAGCAGGCAAGTTTTGTGGAGTAATACCTGCTAACTCCAGGTCAAACGTATCCTCTAGTTGCATTATGTACGCATCCCAGGGACTTTGGACACTTTGGTTTATGGACTCTAACTCTTGTATAACAGCATCCGTGCCAGTAGGCTCATAAACACGCTTGTAATCTACTGGATAAAACTCTCTGATGTAGTCTTTAGCCGTGGTTGACAACCCTGCCTTTTGCCTTGCTCGATACCATTCTCTTATGTTGCCATCTAGCACACGTAAAGCGGATTGCTGAGTAGGCCCATCGTTAGGACCTGCTGCTCTAATGTGACCCATCTGGCCGAGAGCAAACAATATACCAGTAGCAATGACATCCTCTGCTGGAGCACCACTAGCACCGACTATGCCCATGCCAATAGCGGGAGCCAGACTAGCCGAAATCTTAGGTGGCAGATTCATAGCTCGCACAAACTCAAATGTAGTGCCAAACGCAAGATTAAACATAAAGTCTTGCTTAACAGCTTCTAGCAATTGTGGGTCACGACCTTCTTCAAATGCCTGTCCGTACTCATCAAGTACAGTCACTAAGTTACCACCTAAAGTCCGGCCAGTCATGTTCATTACCTGTGGTGCAGTAATGTTAGTTCCGAACATTGGGATAGCTACACGGCTTAAAGCATTGACACTAGCTAACGGCATCATCATCTGGCCAGCTGACATAGCACCAAATATTCCAGGTGTGTAATGCCCAAGCTGATACATGACTCTATCACCCAAGTCAGCACCGAAGTGGCCCATGGACTCGACATCTGTGCCGTATGGTTGCAAACTCTTTTTACTGTAGTTTGTCAAACTAGCTGCAAAGTTACGCATACCATCCGTAGACAAACCCATCATCTCGCCTAAGTCAGCAGCTAGCAAAGTAGCACCCGCAGTAAGTTGGTTTGAGTTAGCCATCGCACCAGCTATGTAGTTATGCACAGGATCATAAACAGCATTTTGTATGACAGACACAGCTTCACCTAGTGGACCTAGCGTAACCTTCCAACCATCCCGATCCCAAGCATCACTCTTGCCATTGTCCTTATACGTACCTAGCAACGTAGCTGGACTGGCCTTAGACCCAGGATCAGTAGTAGGATACTGACTTACTGGCTTTGCTTTTTTATAATTAAGTAATAACTCTCTAGTATCAGCCATTATTCATTGCTTTTTTAGCAAGTTCCTGTGTAGCATGAAGCAGGTATTTTAGCTCGTTGTCATGCTCCCTAGTGTTACTGCCAGTAGTTACAATCTCTTCCCACTTTGCACGTATTGCGTCATTCCAAGTAGAGCGACTTGCTCGTAAAGGTGCGTTAGGGTTGATAGTGCCATTCTGAGCTGCATAGCTTAAACCTGTGCCAAACATACCAAGGTTAAATCCATTCTGCACACTGCTTTGGTACTTTTGGTCACTCTGCTCATCTACACCTTTTACCATGTCTTGCAATCCATCTATTAGCATTATAGCCATATTAGGATCGAACTCCTCACCTACGTCGTAGTTAATCATTTTACCTATAACTACACCAGGATCTTCAGAGTCAAACAGCTTATTATATAAATCCTTGTGCTGAACCAATACTTTATTTACTGGTGCTTTGGATGCAAAATCTACACGTTGTTGTATAGTTTTGTCAAGGTCAGGTGCTCTAATAGAGTCGGGTATAAACGTAGCATTTTCAGAATATTTAATACCATGCCGAACAAAGGGAGCCGACTCTAGCACATATTGTTTCGATGCCCGTATTGCCTCTTCATACTTAGGGTTTTCTATTACCTGTGAAAACTTACTAATGTTACCACCTTTTAACGAACTCATAACCTGCAAAGCAATCTGGTTAGACTGAGTTAAGATAGCACTCCAATCCGGTATCATACCTTCTTGCAACGCAGTATTCCACATCTCTTGGGACAGCCCAGCTACTACAGTATTTGTATCCCTTGCAGTACCTGTCCACATAGTATTTTTATCAACTATTGCACCACCTTGGCCACGGATCAAACCTTGGTGCGCATCTATCCAGTTTTGCCGTGACATAACCTGCGAGGTAAGTTCACCTAAAGAGTCTAGCTGGTTAGGTGTCAACGCTTTGTTGGTAGCGTTATTAGTAACTACAAACTCACCAGTAGGAGAAGTGCTCGGAGTCAAGTCCAACTGAGTCGTGCCTGTCACCGCATAGAAGTTTTCTACAGTATCTTTCAGCAACATCTGCTGGTACTTGGTCTTAGTCTTTAGCGCAAAGGATGTGCCTGCCTCGGTCTGCTCTTGCAGTGCTTCTGAAACGAACTTACCAGCCAACTCTTTGTTCTTAGACAGCGCAAGTAAAAACGTATTATTTTGTTTTACCGCTGGGTTGACAAGTCGCAAGCTAGTAAGCACGTTAAGACGCTCTGTGTTTTCACGATCCACAAGGTAGTCATCATACCTGCGTTGCTCTAGTATGGCCTCAACACCAGTACGTTTCTCCCAGAATGCTTTCTGCACATCAGGACTAGCCAAAGCAAGTGTAGCCTGTTGCATCTTACTCAAAGGCCCTGAAACAGGCATATTAAACACAGCTTGGTCTGACTCACCTTGTTGCTTTTGTTGCCTACTCTTGATAGTCTCTATCACTGAGTTAGGATCAGCCATGTTAAACATACCCAGCCTAATCTCTTCATCAGTAATCAGCCCCTTGGCCCGACCTTCACCAATAGCCAACTGCCTAGCAGCACCATCTTGATACAGCTTAGTGACTGAACCCAGAGCCTCACCTTTTAGCAACTGCATCTTACTATCACGCTCTGCTGGTGTCAGGTCAAGCTGACCCATAGCATCCATCGTCAAAATCACAGCAGCATTCCTGCTTAACTCATCTGCAGTAAACTTACCTAGTTTAACATTAGCCTCAATCAACGCAGGCAAGTTAGACTGCTTGGCAGTTATTGAAGTGTCACCAACTGTAATAGTCTTAAAAGGGTCTTGCGCCCGTGCCATAATGTCTTTAACGACTGGCATATACTGCGAAAGGGATCTGTTAGCATAAACACCTTGGATGATGTTCCAATCGTCTGGATCTGCTTCCTTACCTACCAACTGGTTCTCAACAATCTTCATCAACTTACCAGCAACAGTCTGGTTAAACTTGTCTTCGTAAGTCTTTCTGAGTAAGTCTGCACCTCCTGGCCCCGCAAACTCTTGCATAGCATAAGCCATAAATGCTTCATTTGGGTTCTCAGCACTAGCAAACATCGGAGCTATCTCGCTATTAAACAAGTCACTTTCAGACATCAGAATCTTAGCCATAGCAGAAGTAGCCAAATAGTTCTGTGCACCACTATGTTGCTTTACCCTAAGATACAACGGATCAGACTCTGGCTCGTAGTCCACGTTCAGAAACTTTTCTTTTAACTCAGCCAGATCACCAGCATCAGCAATTAACTGGTTGTCTTTAGCCTGCTTTTCAATGTAGGTATCTACAAGTTGCCTACCTGTTTCGGTCCTAGCTAGCTTATCCCTTAGTGTCTCTGGTATGTAATCATTATTAGCCTTGAGCTTGAAAAACCTAGCAAGGTCTTCCTGAGTTTTGCCGTCTTTGTACTCTTTAATAATCCCCTCGGTAAGCTCTTTTGGCATACTCATGCTCTGCATACCAACATAGATACTACGGAGTTGCTCTTGATCTGCCTTCTCCTCACCTTCAGCAGTTATTAATTGACGATCTATACCCGACAACTTCCCACTATACCATCTATGCAAGTTAGCAAGGTCTTTAAACCTATCGTCTTTTACTATAGCTGCCATAGGTACACCGACACCACCAGCTGCATTTGCAGTAGCGTGCTTAAACTGCATACTACCTGCGGTACTACTATCCCTGAGTGTTTCAAAAGGTATATGACCTAACTCAACCATAGCCAACACTTCATCGACACCTCTGGAAAGCATACCATCTTTACCAAAGTATAAGTCTAGTGTGGCTTTAACGCTCTCAGGGTTCTCGTTAATCATGTACTTGAGGTTTTCAGGACCACCTGCTGCAGTAAAGGCCCTGACATTACCAGCTACAATATTCTCAGTCTGAAGTGTTTTGTCAAACTCACCAAGTCTATTTTCTGCAAACTTTCTAGCATCGTTACTAGCACCTGCCATAAGCGGAGCACTAACCTTAGCCCACTCTGTAGCACTTTTAGCACTGAGTTTTGGCCCGTACTTGCCCTGCTCAGTATGCGTAGCAAAAAAGTCGTATACTAAACCATCTCTTGTATTCTGGATGTTTTTGACATTCTGCTTGTACCTATTGGCAGTCATTGTGTTAGCAAGATTTAGCTCAGACTGCTTTTTAAGGTAGTCAAACTGGTGCTTTTGTCTATCCTCTTGCTGCTCTTGCTGGAACTCACGCTCTTTCTGCGCATACATACTCTTAGCAATAGCTTCACTAGCTTGCTGAAGTGCGCTACCTAGTTGGTTTTTCCTGCGCTCTTTGTATATTACAGTTGCCATTATGCTGCTTCTTGGAGTTTAATTGCTTCAGTAACCATCTCAGGTATCATACTATTAACTTCTACACCTTGTATACGGTAGCCACCATTAAACGAACTTGTAAGTATATCGTAAGTCACATCAACACCAGTGCGGTAAGTCAAGGATTCTACAGAATCAGCAAACTCACTTTCTTTCAAGTCTTTAATAGGTACGCCCATGATCTTATGATTATCACATACCTCTATTTGAGCACCATTCTTAAATGTGACTGTGTAAACCTTACGCCACTCGGGGTTCATGTACTGGTGTTTCTGTAACACTACGGCCTCTAAACCATTATAGCCAATAACCTTATCACCTACTTCTATATCCTCGATAGCCTTATCACCGTCCCAAGTATCAATCTCGGTAGTGCCTGGCATACAAGTAGCGGTCATCACTTTAGCAGTTGCAACGCTAGTAGCAGCACTGGCCATCGGACCTAACAGACCTTCAGACCCAGCATCCTGTGTGACTATATTCTCTTGCGTCTGTGCTGTGCCACCAGAAATCATGGTCTGCAGATTTTGCTGGACAGACTGATTGTACTGAGCATCTCTTTGTAATATAAGATTGTTTAAGTTGTCAGCTTCTTGTACTGTCAGCGTACCAGCCTGCAATGCAGCTTGTACTTGATTCTGAGCATTAGTAATAGAGTTTGCATCTATAGTACCTAAGCCTTGTATCAAGTTAGTTACATTACTTAATCCTACGTCGGCCGCTTTAGAGTATGCAGCTAGCTCAATGTTAGCAGCAGCTGTAGCTGCATCTGTCTCAAGACTCAACCCCTTAGTAGTTACATCACCAGCACCTTTAAGAGCCTCTAAGGTAAGCTGTTGCCTTTGCATAAATGACTTTTCCTTATTCTGCTGAATAGCATTACCAACACTTGCACCAAACTGCTCGTACGCCTGGGCATCCATCTCTTCTGTAGCACTAGCGTATCTACCACCTGCACCACTTAAGCCACGTTTACCAGCTATCCTTGTTTCAGCTAGTGTCTTGTAGGCATCTTTAATGGAAGCATCCATCTCAGCTCGAAATCCTTGGCCAGCACCTGCCTCTGCTTCTAACTTGCTAGCTACACCTGCCAATCTAGCACTGGGATCTGCTGACGTTAGTCTGTCTAAGCCAGCTATAGAAACACCCTCTTGGTTAACTCCACCATAGCCAACATTAGTAACTTTATCACCAGTTAGCATAGCATTAGGAGCACTGTATTTTAGGGCATTTTGGTCTAGCACAGTCCCACTTTTGTAAGCTGCTGTTTCCCTAGGCGTAAACTTACCAGCTTGTGTTAAGGCTTTATTTAGTGCCTCTTGCTGTTCTTTGCTAGTAAGTTGCCCTACATCCTTTGTTGTGCTACCCTCAGTCCCCATAACAATACCCTTGAGACTATCAACAGCACCACTAAGAGTATCAATTATGTACGCAATATGCTTAGGCTGTTTGTTTAGTATCTTATGTTCTATATTAAATGCTTCCATATTACCATGAAAATTCAGGTGCAAAAGAAAAGCCCATCCAGCCTAGCTGAAAGTTTGTGCTTTGTCCACGAAATCTAAACCTCATCTGTTTACCAGCTTTGTTCATGTAAAGTCTCTCAGACTCTAGCAAGTCTCTAGGCTCAGTTTGTCGAACTCGCCTAAAGGTAACACCAAGATCATCACTAAAGTGCATAGCAACATCGTCACCAGCACAATAAACGTCAGCAAAGTCTACACGGATAAACGAGTTAGGCAGGTAAAAGTCCTTTGTCTCAACTTCCCAACGGACTGAGTACCCATCATCTGTGTTTTTAACCTCGTTTACATCGTAGACAAACAAGTCAGTGTCCTCAATGGACGTTTTAATAGCACTGACATTAACATACTTGCCGTTGCCTAGCAAAAACTTGTGGTACTTAGCAGCTACAAAAAATGCAGTAGTCCATGGTTGGGTATAAGCTTGCCAGTTTTGCCGTAAGTTAGCCCAAGTAAGTGTTTGGTGCGACCGCAAAGCCTTGCCGTAAGTAAACCAGTTATTATATGTACGCGTACTCCAAGATTGGTAAGGCTCGTAGTATCGCAAAGACTCTCTAGCGCCCTCGGTCATACCTTTTGGGTAAACCACGTTAAGCTCACGATTCTCTGGGTCGAAGAAAGCAAACACATAGTGCTGATTGGCTATATTTAAACTACGATTAATAGTATACAACTCTGACCGAATAGGATCACCAATAGGCTGTAGCTGTTTACCACCATCATACTTGTAAATATTACGTTTGCCAACAAAGTAATGGTAGCCTGGCAATGGAGCTACTGCGTTAGTGCCGACTGTACCCTCGGTTTGGACAGTAGCTGTAAACCGCACAGATACATTTGGGCTACCAATCCAGTCACCACGATAGATAACATCCTCTTTGTAGACAACAACAAAGTCTGACATAGGCTCCATAGCTGCTATGCCAGTAGAACCTTCTACCAACTCGACTATTTCACCACCCTGTGCTGCACGAAAGTCCTCAAAGTCATCTATCTGCGACAACCGCACTCTGTTTATAAACGTCTTGGCAGTTCCTTCATTAGTGTTGGCAAACATCAACTTGCCATTAAACAAGCTAACTGTTCTAGCGGTAAAGGCACTAACAGTGCTAGTAGTACCAAGGTCATGTATATTACTTTTATACAAGTCCCGAACAGTCACCCCACCCGCACCACTACAGATTACTTTTGGTATATCCACACCATTAGTATAAACTATAGCACCAGCTTTGGTTGCATTAACTGGCCCTGTAGAGCTAATCTGTGGAGTGAACCCAGGTACTATAACAGAGTCTACAGCTTGGGTTGTCACACCATTAAGTACGTGTGCCTTAACAAACCTAGCACCTTTAATAACTCTGCCAGGAAGATCAGCAGCTAGAGTAATATTCCTTGGATCACCCGATCCAGCTATACTTGCAATAGTAGTATGGAACTCTTTTGTAGTGTAAGTCTTTTCCATCTTGGGACTACCACCTGGACTACCAAAACCCGACGAGTTTAAACCAGTCACAATAGTAGTCACATTACTTGCGGTACTTACAGACGTAATAGTTTGTTCTACATTGTAATCAGTAGGACTCATACCAGAGACATACACAGTATCGTCTACGTTAAAAATACCACCATCTGCAGCAGATAGCGTATACGTAGTAGTGCTTCCTTTGGTAGTGCCTGTGATAGTCTTAGCATTTTGCACTTTGTACCTAATACCAACATGGTCACCTTGCGAAAACTTACCAACATCAGCTGCTGGTATAGAAATAACGTCACCACTAGCTACATCTGCGCTAATTGTGCTAGTATTAACTGTACCCGTGCCATCACCAGCATCTACAGCATACGCCCACTCACCCGAGAGCCGTTCGTACACAGTGTCCGTAGTAACCAGTACCATATCCGTAGTGCCGTTAGGATACTGGATGTTTTCGATAAGCTGAGGTGTGCCACGAACTGCTTGCATAAACCTAGAAAAACCTTTATCTGCTGCAATAACACCCTGCCTAATAGATACGTTATGCCCTGCTACAAGTGCATTGTCTGGAATAGTATCACTACGCATATCTTTACGGATACCACCCGTAAACTCTTGCAGGTGCTTGTACTCAAACGATGTTTTGTTAGGCTCAGGCATCTCGCCATCCTCCGTTTTCGTACACTTGAAACTTACTAGTAGTAGTGTTATACACCATCATACCATTAACCGCAGTCAATGCGTCACGCTCGGTTGTTGTGTAACTAGGCGCACACAGTCTATCCATGTAGTTAAACAAGTCTTTAAACCTTTCCTCGTAAGCATCACAAATTCGCACTATCTCATTGTATGTACTATCATCTGCAAACTGCTCTCTACGTGGTAGCAGCTTACCCCTATTAACATCTAGGTTTTGCATTACCACCTACCAAGCTCTCGCCATTTATCATCACGCTTTTTTGCCCAATTAATTGCTTCTTGCTCAGTATCTCGGATTACTACAGTCTTACCAGCAAATTGACCTGATTTGCCAATAACGTGCCATTGACCATCAATTTCTTTTATAGTAGCGTGTTTAGGCATATTAGTCTTTTATTATAAAATTAATACACAGTATGGGCGGAGTGTGGGCAGAACCACTACCTTTGTTAGCTTCGGTAACTGTTATAGTATGGCCATGTGTACCAGCACCTGAAACTGCCCTACCATTAATATGCACAACATCAGAAGTGTTTCCGTATCCATCTTCCTCTAAGCCCACTTCGGGCGGATCATTAGCATCATGTGTTGGGTCAGTATAATTATGACTATGATTACCATCAGAGCCAGACGTAGTAGCAGCGACATCGTGCTTATGCTCAGGCATATGAGCCAGCAAAATTTTCTCATTACCACCCCACTGGCCTAATGCCCTAGCAGATAAAGCGTCACCACCAGCAGGCGCACTACCTCCGCTAGCATCTTCTGCACCACCCCCAATACCCGTGCCAGCTCCAATAGGTATTCTGCCACGAAGGTCAGGCAAGTTAAAAGTTGACGAACCATTGCCAATGCCATAAGTAGTGCCTAGTACAGCAAATAAAGTTGCATAAGTAGTACGACTTATTTCTGCTCCGTTACAGATGTGCCATCCTGTTGGTGCGGTGGCTCCTCCGTACATTTTGATTTCTCCAACAATTCCTGACTTGTTTTGGTTTCCCGAAACAGTAGCATTAATTGTGAGTGTGTCAGAACTTGCGCTGCCAATAGTAGTGTTTCCATCTACTGTTAGGTCACCACCAATGTCAGCGTCACCATCTCCGCTAGGCAAAGCCTTATTAACACCGAGCTTGGTGACTCTTGCGGTAGTCGGAGTCGTCGTACCGATTGTTGTATTGTCAATAGTTCCTGAGTCAATATCAACAGATGCCCCATTAATTGTGGGCGAAGTAAGTGTCTTGTTAGTAAGCGTTTGGGTTTGGTCTGTGCTTACCATTTCACGCTCTGTGTTGTCTGAGCTGGTAAACTTTAACCGTTGCTGACCTGTGCCACCCTCGATATATATCTCACTAAACTTAGTAGTAGCACCATTGTTTACTGTAGTGAGTCGGGAAGCAGGATTGTAAGATGTTCGTTCCTGCATGGTAATTCTTCTGTGAAACCCAGAGTCGTTACCTTCAGTCATACCAGATTCAGCCGATGGGTCAGCAACTGCTCCCATCATGTGATCTCGGTTTAGCCTTTCCCTAGTAGCTTCTTTGTCCTCACGGATACGTAACGCACCCTCTAGCACATCATCGGTGTTAGCCGGACTAGATTCATTCCAACTTATATTATTAGCCATTACCTAATTGCCTTCACAAAGGGTTGCTTCCAGTAGTCGCCAGTCATGTCAGGAGCTAGGCTATCTATCTTCATGTGCAAGTCTGGCTTCATGTTCTGAGCATCTATGGCTTCCTTCATCATAGATCGGAAAATAGCCCAGTACGCATTTGCCCTGTCTGGATTGTTAAGGTGATAAAGTGTCCAGCATATAGTGAGGGCAACTATTAAGTCATCTTTTTTAGTTAGCTCACTCTTGTCCTCATCAGACGAGAGATCCGCAGGCCACTTAGTATATCGCACCTTTGCGGTGTATGCTTTGTCGGGCGGTGAGTAAAACTCTATCTTCTCGCCCCACATGGAATAGTGCGATGGTCGGCCAGTAGTTGAGCCATACAACGGATAGTAATGATCTTTCCATTGTTTATGGTCAACAGCCTGGATGTGGTACAAATCACCACTATCCAAGATGTTGATACCATGCAGTTCCCTAGTACCAGTAGGGAGAGAGACTGACCCGTCAACAAACGCATCACCTGTGTAGGAGATGGTCAGATTGGTCGTAGCTACAAGTTCCTCGAAGTCGAAGTACCGAGCTACACGAAGTTGGCAAGTATTAATGAGTGGAGTCAGATGTACGTCCAAATCCTCTCGATTGCCAAGTGCCAACTTCACTTGGTCTTTCATTTGGCTAAGAGTCAAGTCTCCCATAGGTCACTAGATATGAGCGTCGATGTAGATTAGCCCAGCAGAGGTATCAATGCTCTGACAAAGAGCACGTTTACCAGCAGTCTGTGCAATAACCTTCTTATCATTGCTTGCATCAAGCATACAATTAACACCATCAGCTACGCTAGAAAGATTAGCTACTGTGCAAGTAGCCGGTCCACGAACCTGAATCCAGCAAAAGTTGCCATCAGCAGGTGCAGAGATAAACATTCCAGCAGGTACGATGTCAGTTGTACTAGCATCCGCAGTTACTGAGTCACGTCGCTCTTTCAAGTACCCTGCAAAATCCCCAGATGCTACAGCAGTAGCTCCCTGAGTAAAATGCACATACTTGTAAACCTTAGTACCATGATACCGCACAGCACCTACAGTTTCCTTCTGAGTGGAGTGGACTTCAGTAACAGCCCCAGACCATACGACTTTTTGGCCCTTGTCGTCAAGGGTATATGTATCAGCCATATATACTCCTTATTAATAAATATCAAAGATTACACCACTAGAACGCCTCATAGTGGTAATCATATTACAAGCAGTTACAATCTGAGCTGCTCGCTTCAACTGATTGGGTACTGGTTTCCACTCAGTCATGTCAAAGAACATACCAGGATCGTAGAACATTGTTACATGGTCACAATCAATGAAGTACATTCTACTACCATTACTAGAGGTAGGACAAGTGTCGGTGTGCAGAATTGGCAGACCCTCAAAAGTAAGTGTCTGGAAACTCATGTCACCAACTTTCTGCGTAACAATCCGGAGCTTATCATCGATAGAAGCATTGTACTTACGATACGTTGCTTTGTCAGTAAGAATAAGATCAGGCTTTGCGTTGCCGAGTGACTTAGAACAGTTGTCAATCATATCACGCATTGCTACGATACCACGATCAGGGCCACTAGCATGGGCAGTTCCAAACCCTTGGCTTGAACCACTTCCACCATAACCAGCATAATACCCATAGAATTGATTCTTCCACCATGTATAGGTAGTAGCATTAACTCCACCAACTGTACCTACTCCGTCGTCAGCAATAAGATGCTGTAAGCCTTCCATCTGCTTTCCGGTGCTATCAACATCGGAGAACAACTTAGACTCCAACTCTTTAACTAAGGTGTCCTTAGTCACCTGCATCTTATGCTTGAGCAGGTTAATGAGTTGCATCTTACCACGATTCTTCTGCTCCTCGATCTGTGAACGAGTTACAGAGGCTACAAGATACTTCCAATCCCACTGAGCCGAACTGATCGGATCGAGGTCATTGATATTTACAGCATCCTGCTCGTTGATCCAAGACAGAGTATCATTTTCCGCATTGCTAAGAGGCGTCTCAATGTACTTACCACCTTGGTATGACTGGATCTTACCCTTGCTACGCAGATAGTTATAGAATACTATCTCATCAAAGATTTGATCTACGACTGTTTTCTTCATATGTCTCCAGGTAGCAACAGCCATGCTATCTAGGACTTCACTAAATGTTCTCACGCTTGCCATAGGTTACTCCTTTAAGGGCGGTGAATGTGAGGTTGAATCTTCTGTACTAAATAAACCTGAGAGTCCCTCGTTTACAACCTCCTCTTGAAAAGCACGCTCAGCGGCTTGGTCAAAATCAAGGTCGTTGCTTCCGGAACTAGGTTGTCCTATCAGCCTGGAAGTAGGCAATAAGCCACCAGCCAGAGTAGGCTTGGGCTGTGAGTCTTTAAACTCATTTACCATATCGGGGTTTTCAGCCTTAGCAAGTTTGTAAGCATCTTCAATACTCAGCTTAAAACCTGCTTGGTTACGTTGCTCAACAAGGTCAGCAGCTTTATTTGCAAAATGGTTAAAGTCGCTATACTGCTTCTGCAATCCTGCAATCTCTGACTGTACTTGATTGTCAATATTTAACTGCTGTTGATTCTGCATACCTTCACGAACTGGCTTAAGCGCATCACCTAGCGTATTGTTAAGGCTAGCATTAAACCGCTGTTCCATAAGGTTTAGTAACTGTCCGTTTGACATACTTTCTATATCCTCTTCCGATACTTGTGGTACTGTCTCACGTGGTTCATATTCTGGCTCTGCGGTAGCTTGAGTAAGTCTGTTTTCCAGAGCCTTAATCTGCTCATCCTGACTAGCCATTTTTGCACTAGCGTTCTCTACGAATTGCACCAGTGCTTGCAAATCAACTTGCTGACTTTGCTGTTCTTCTTGTTCTGCCATCGGTAACTCCTATCGTGGTTCCTATTGGGTCAGATTTCTGACCATGAAAACGGTACTCGTTAAGACCACGCTTGATCTTATCACGAATATCCTCTAACATACCCATCGGGACACAGCCACCATCACCTTGGATGGTTACATTTATACCATAGCCATCTGCGCCTTTGGCCTCATAATCTACAACTATCCTACAATTAGCCATAATACTCACTCGCCAGTTCGACTGGATTAGGGTTATTATCATTCACTCGTTTAATCTCATCTAGCAACTGGCGCTTACTAGAGCAATGTGTGCCCCTGTGATCACCAGGATTTAGATGATACTCAGCCTCTTGAAAGATGGCTGGCTTTCCGAATTTAAACCATGCTATCTTAGCTGGACCCTCGCATACCACGCACTTAACATCGTTGCGATGCTCGTAATCCACGGTCTCTTCGAAAACTATGTCGCACTCGGTGCAACTATAATCATAATTAAGCATTTCGTAGCTTTCTTGCAGCCGTAGCAGCATACTGTAATCTGCCTTGACTTGGTTCTGAACTAGGTCGAAACTTACGCTTCTTCTTGGGTTTAATCTTGGGCTTAGGTGGAGCAACATCTTCCTTGTACGTTGGCTCGTCACCTAACCTAACATTTCTAAGCCTTTCCATGTAGTAGGCTTTTTCTGCCTCAGTCATTTCTTGGCTTTCTTTTTGGGAGCGGTGGCTTTACCAGACTCTGCAGTAGTGTTTCCTACCTTAGCCGTGTCCACAGATTCGGTAACTACTACAGGTTCTTCAGCCACCACATCCAAAGATTCCCGAACAAAGCACCATCCGTCAGTCTGGAACTTAGGGAATACTACCAAGGGGTCGGCACCCGACTTAAAGTGTGTCCAAAAGTCGTACTTCTGACCTTCTGGTTCCTTAGCAAATCCGTGCTGTTCAGCGAACTTTTTGTACCAAGCAGGGAATGCTTTCTTATCTGCGTCTGTCCAAGTATTAATTTTTACTCGCTGTCTCATAAGTCAACCTTTACTTTGTATGGGCCTTTCATCTTGGCCATGTCACGAAGCCAGTACACAGCTGCGGAATCGTAGTGTGACTTGTCTTTGTGCGGATCACCGTTGTAGTTATACTTTTTCTTTTTCATTTGAATTGAAAGGGATTAGGTATTGCCTTCTTAAGCTCTTCTTTAGCACGTAGCTCAGGATCTGGTTGGTAGCCCTCCAGAAGCGCATCAAGCTGTTCTTCAGTCAAAGGATTCTCATAGCGTGCTCGTTCTTCAGGTGTTAGCTTTCTGTGGACCATTTTATTATCTCTTGGCCTGTTTGCTAATTTACTCTCAGCCACACGCTTAGCCACTTCTTGCGGTGTAGTACCAGCTTCTTCGTACAACCGTTTAGTAACTTTTTCTAACTCTCGTACTTTCGCTGCATCTCTAGCAATCTCAAGTTGACTATCCCTAGATGACATAGCTTGCCTAGCTTTACTTATATCCATAGCACCTTCGCGAGACGCATTACGAAGTGCCCGAATTGTAAGCCGAGCTACACTAGGTAAAGTACGTGTGCCTACTTGAAGCCAGTTCATGCTGCCTGTTGTTGGATTTGTTGACTAAACTGTCCCATAGATAGTGGGTTTTGCTGTGTACCTGGAGCACCTGCTGGTTGCTCTTGTAACATATCATCAAACTGCACACCAACTTGCTGATCTAGCAGGTACTTAGTCAGCTTAATATTATCAATGAGTGGGTTCTGTGAAAGTAGCTGATAGGTTCGTACAGCACGTTCTTCTTTGACCGCCTTGGTTTCTGCCACAGCCGAGTCAGGGTCTACCTTGATAAAAAACTTGTAACCTGCTAACTCCCTACCAACAAACCTCACCCATACTGGAAGTTGGTCAGGACCTATTACCTGCACAACCTGCTCTTCAGACCAATGCCTATAGATGACTTCGTGCATTAAACGAATCATGCTAGTATGTGCATCTGCTATTACGTCTCGTCGCTCGTCTTCTCGTATGCTTGCTGCCTCACGAATAGCTTGAACTTCAGTAGCTGTCCTGTCTGCACTACCCTCGCCAAATGAACCTGCCTCGTTACGGCTTAGTCCCATAATCTCTCGTACATCAGTCATGATACGATCTTCGGCCCTAATCAAGCTATCTGGTATTGGAGCTACTTCAATGTTCTTTATCCCTGCCATGTTCATGACACGTACTAAACCTGGGCCATCCTCATCGAGCAACTTTGCAGCCTCATCTTCGTTAATAGCACCTTTCTCTACAATAAACTTTATGATGCTCAAACGACGATGTTGCATCATCTGAGTTTTAATCTCATTTATCTCGCGCTGGAATGGCTCCAGTACCTTGATGTCTGGTACGCCCCAGAACACCTCATTATCAGGATTAAATACCATGGGAAAGTACGGAACCCCATTATCCATTTGAAGCTCATCGTCCTCGAAGTACAGGATTTTATCCGTAAGGCTAGGACAAATGACAAAAACTTTTCCAGTTCGCTTATCCCGTACCTCCCACAAATCAACAATGTTACGTGGATTGGTCGTGATGACCTCGTAAAGCCCCATAGTGTCTTGATTGCGCACCGCTTGGTCGGCAATGTCTTTAGTGTGGGACAGACGATCATCGTTGATTATATCGTCAGTAAACCTAGTAATCTTTTCTGCTGTGAAGTATGCGTTGTCGAACCTGTCTGTTCCGTATGGTACGACAAAGTTAGATGTGTCAACCGTTCTATACCACGGCATATTGTTCATAACATTGGAGGCCCACTCTACTTTATCACCTCCTTTCGTCATCGGAGCATCGGTTCCCATCGGCTCAGGGGTGGGCGTATACTGAGCACCAAAGCCGAACTTACCAATCCCCGTTCCGTGAAAGAAAGCATTCTGCACCTGACGCTTACTCTCTTGTTTGACTCCCATGTGGTGCATCATCTGGTTACTAACTCGTTCCATAACCTTAGCTACTGCTACGGCCTCGGGTCCTGGCTTTTTGGGAGTTATACTTATACCAGGATTCCTAAAATAAATCCTAGGTGTCAGCATCCGTAGCATCATAAATACTACATTCTTAGGAAGGACAGCTTTACTGTTGTAGTCGCTGCGATAGTATGCCTGCCACAGCTTCCAGTCTTCCTCACTAGCCCACTTGCGTCGGTACTCTTCACCAGCTTTAATCTGGTCTTCCCACCACGCTACTTCTGGCTTGTTGTTTTTGTATCCTTCCATGTATCAAGTATCTTGTCGATAGCAGGGTATTTGACTTTAGAGTATTTTTCTAAGAGGTCTGCCCTGTAGCAGATGTTTTCAATATCGAGATTTGTAATTGTTCTACTTGCTCTTGCAAAGGCGTCTTTTGCTGTATCGCCTCTTGCAGTGACTTTAAGGATTGGTCCGAACTTTTGTGAGCAGTAGTAATGTCCATTTCTGATAAGCACACTATTGAGTCCACAGTGCTTAAGATTGGCATCCACCAGTCCGTAGATTCTAAAATCTTTAGTGGTAGGCCATCCGATGTGTTGAAATCTGACTGCAACGTAGTGTCCTTGTATTAAGTTAAGGTCGGAACGTGTACCACCAGCGACTTCCAGCAAGACATCCATCGGTGGCTCTTGCACACCTTCAAGCATAGCTTCTGTATTGTCAAACGTAAAACCTGCATATATGTCTGTAAGTGCGTTTGCATGGTCAAAATCTAGTCGTACTGGACCTCTGTATGAGCCTTTTTCAAATAGTGGCTTTAGTTTACGAAATCCCTCGAATATGGGTTTAGGAACGTCCTCAAGCGTCTTACTAATAGTAACCATCGCTCCCACATTCGGCCCAACCTGCTGTGATATAAGCTGTTTGTGGTACGTTGAAAGTATGAATGGAGTGCACCACTTACGGCCATTCCACCATGCTTCAACGCTATACATACCGTCACCAACGCCAAGAGGCATTTCAGTAAGCTCCAAGATACTACGGCGGTTATTAATGCTCCTAGAAGCATAAGTAAACAACCGACTAATGCCAAGGGTCCTAGTAGGTGCGTTCTCAAACCTAAACTCTTTGTAGCCAAAAAACGGGTCATCTGCTAAAACTAAATCACTACGATTAACATATGGTTTCCATGCGCCTACGCGCTCGTACAAGCCTTCGCCCGTATCACTATAGTCGTTATGTATAAATACTTTGACTTCGTGACCTTCTTGCGACAATCGAGTCGCCAATGCTAGGCCAATGCCTGTACTCAAAAAGAGTACTTTCATCGTGGCAGTAAATTATGTTCTATCGGAAATTTGGATTGATTATAGTTAGCTAGTATACCTCTAAAGGTAAAGTCTGCTTCTGGGTTAATAACTTGTGGCCTGTCCACGTCGTAAGCTATCTGCTCTGCATGGCGAAGTAGCACCTCGTTTGCCAGGGCAGCTGCTATGACGGAATCATCGTGTGCACCATCCCTTGCTTCTAACTTAGTAGTTACATCCGATGTAGACTTTTCGATAAAGCTAGACAACTCACCACGGAGGTACGGGCTAACTACTGTCAAGCCACCAGCTAAGGCACGTCTTAGGTTACCTATGATGATTGGCTTGGAGCGCCGAGTAGTCTGCGTACCTCTGTCGTAAGTCGTCTGAGTAAATCTTTCGTCTCGATATATATGCTCAATAGGATACTCTTCAAGTAACTGATAGAGTGTGAGGATTCCGTGGTTGTTAGTTTCGAGGTTGATTGGTGCGTAGTTGAAGAACTCTCCAATCCAGCTAAGAACTCTTGAAAACTCGTCAGGGGAAATGTTATTATTAACGTACTCCCCGACCTGTCTGTAATCCTCAAGCGAAAAGACTTCGACGACAGATGAATCACCTCCAACTCCTCCACCAACATCGACTCCAATACCGTAGTGGTGCTGGGGCCGAGGATGCTCTGTATCGTAGGTAAAGTACGGGCTATCTGGGTGCGGTTTCCACCTATCTCCGATGTCCTCGTACTGAACTCGGTGGAAGAAACTCTGACCACGGGTTTGAAAGCATTCATCGAGTGTTAATGGATACTCTTGTCTGAACAGTGCTAAGTCACCATCCATATCGTCAATCTTGCGCCTACGCCAAGACATCTGCCCTGGAGTAAGGTTGTGGTCGTTAAATACTTGCTCTTCCTCGTACAGAGAATCTAGCTGGTATGTCTCTTCCTGCGGCCACTCGTCTGTGTACTCTGGAAAGTCTTTCCATGATAAGAAGTGCAGCCCGTATTCGTTACGTGGATTAAGTGCAGCAATGGCTCGCCTATGATACCATGTTTCTGCTCCGTTCCCAGTGGACTCAAATACTATCATTGAGTTCTCTTGTGGTACGGACTGTAGCAATCCAGCAGTCAG